TGAAGTGCTTTTGCTAAACTCTGTCTTTCTTCAATTGTTTCATCATTAATGTCATTTGTAGCTTCGTTGTTAATCAATTGTGTTTTGTAGGTATTTCTTACAATCTCATTGCTCATTGTCATTCTTACATCTTGTGCTTGATTAACCCATTTTCTGCCATCATATCTAAATAATCTATTTGGCAAGAAGTCTGACCTTAAAAAATAGTCGCCTTGTTCAGCTTGCCGTGGAAATTGTATACCCATACCGTAAGGAGCTCCGTTTGGCGCATCTTTTGTGCCTAACAAATAGCCACTATATCCTGCTCTATCTGGACGATCAGTAACTTCAGATGCATCAGTTGAAATATTACTTGCATCTAAATCAGCATCGTCTGCTGTCTTAAGATTAACAGTACCGTCATCATTATATGCAACAGAATAGTAATGACTTATATCATACCCACTAAGTGGAGCATCTGCTTCTGCTTGTTGTACTACAGCATTATTAATTTGCATCTCTTTTTCATATGTTGACAGAACATCTCTAAGAGTATTGCCGCCTGGCTCCTCTTCATTAGCAGGTAAGTCTAATATATCTTTAAATTCTTGTCCATCGTATATTTGCTTTAATTTAAGTCTATATAGATGCGGATACCAAGTTGGCGAAAAGCCTTCTGCTGCACGATTAACATCTTCAACTACATAGAATCTTTTAAGTGCAACACTATAATCATTTTCTGCGTATTCGTCCTTCAAATGCGGCAATTCGATGACATCACCTGACATAATTTTCCTACCAAGGGTCTTTACACTACTGTTAATGTGTATAGTCATCATCAATGTATCATTACTTAGAAATAATCCAAATTGACTTAAATCAAAGTCAATATCTTGAACATTGTAAATAGCTCGCATTTCATAAATATCCGGATCATATTTTCTATCTCTATTTTCAAGAAATAATAGATCCTGTATATTAGATTCTGATGACTGATCATACCTTGGTTGGTCAGCAGTTGCATCTGATTCATCAGGGTTTGATGCTCCAATATACTTGTGTATATTGATATCTGTACCACCAATAGTAAACATCTCTAGAATTTGATTATCTAGAAATTTGTAATCAGCGCCACGTTCGGGTTTGTATAATGATAGTCTTGGCATATACATATTTAGCTAAATACTAATGGAGAATATATATGTCGAATTTAGTAACTCAGAAACAAGAAGTGTTTGATTATGTTAATGCCTTCCTCGGAGGTGGCATGATTGATGTCGAACTTGATCCAATACATTATGAAACAGCTTTGCAAAAGGCATTGAGTCGCTTTAGACAGCGTTCAGATAATTCAGTAGAAGAATCATACTTGTTTATGCCCACAGTGGTAGACCAAAATGAATATACATTGCCGCATGAAGTAATGGAAGTACGAAAGTTATTTCGTAGATCAATTGGTTCACGAACCGGCGGCGGAGATGGCGGTAGTTTATTTGAACCCTTTAACTTAGCATATACAAATACATACTTGCTGTCAGGATCTAAAATGGGAGGTCTAGCAACATATGATATGTTCTCTCAACACCAAGAACTAGTAGGTAGAATGTTTGGATCATTTATTGAGTTTACTTGGAATAATACAACTAAAAAATTAACATTACTACAACGCCCTAGAGCAGAAGAAACGCTACTAATATATGCATACAACTTACGTCCTGATTCAGAATTATTAAACGACTATCTAGCAAAACAATGGATTAAAGATTATACATTAGCAGGCTGTAAATATATGTTAGGCGAAGCACGTAGTAAGTTTGCTACTATTGCTGGACCACAAGGTGGTTCTACCTTAAACGGAGAAACACTCAAAGCAGAAGCACAAGCTGAAATGGAAAAGCTAGAACAAGAAGTAGGACTAGCAGTTGCAGGCGGAACTGGATACGGATTCTTAATCGGATAAAACGGTTGACATACTGGCTTATGTAGTATATACTGTAAAGTATATTCAATAAGGAGTCGTTAGTGTTACCCAAACTATTAGTCGTAGGACATGGCCGTCACGGCAAAGATACTGTATGCGAAATGCTAGAAGCATACGGATACACATTTCAATCATCAAGTAAATTTTGTTCAGAACTTTTTATCTATAAAGATTTAAAAGAACAATACGGGTATGCCAACGAAGAAGAATGTTATACAGATAGACATAATCATCGTACTGAATGGTACAATATGATACATAATTATTGTAGTGATGATTTAGCAAAGTTAGGACGTAACCTATTTGCTAAACATGACATTTATTGTGGACTACGAAACAAGCGTGAATTTTTTGCAATGCAAAATGAAGAAATATTTGATTATGCTATATGGGTAGATAGAACAGACCATTTACCTTTAGAAAGTTATCAGTCAATGAGCATTGAACAATGGATGTGTAATTATACTATTGATAATAATGGTACGTTAGATAGACTAGAAAAAAATGTTGATACACTAATCAAAACAATATTTAAAAATCAGGGCGTAAGTCTCCCTGTTTCCACACAGCTCCCTCTTTTTGTATAACACGCTGACAATTAGCACAAACTGTTTTTAAATTACTAGGTCTACAATTATTAAGATCACCGTCTATGTGGAACACATTAAACTGTTCTTGGTGCTTACTTGTATAACTACATTTTTCACAAATGTTCTTTTTGATATAACCTTTTTGTTTCCATTTAGGTATGCCGTGACCTATTCCGTTACGCAAGCAAGTTTCGCACAACTTACGATAATATACTTTATTGTGTTTTTTATAATTTATTGCTGCCGGACGTTGCCCGCATTTACATAATGGACGCATACTTGTATTTACCTCACCTTTTCGATACCTTTTTCGGTGTGATTATAGCACTGATTTGTTCAAGACGTGCTAAATACATGTAATACAACAACCGTCCAATAGGAGAATCAATATGGCATTAGTATCCCCAGGTGTAGAGGTCAATGTAATCGACGAGAGTTTTTACACTCCGGCGGCTGCAGGCACCGTACCAATGATATTTGTTGCAACGGCAGCTGACAAAGTTAAAGGCAGTGGAGCTGGTGTAGCAGAAGGTACAAGCGCAGCAAACCAAGGTAGACCTTACCTAATAACAAGTCAAAGAGAGCTTGTGGAAACATTCGGAGATCCGTTGTTCTACTCAGACAATAACGGAAATATGATCCACGCAGGTGAACTTAACGAATACGGACTTCAAACAGCGTATTCACTACTAGGCGTAACAAACAGAGTTTACGTATGTAGAGCAGATATTAACTTATCAAAACTAGAAGCAAGTGCAACAGCACCAGGCGGTGATCCGCTTGATGGCACTTACTGGTTTGATACACTAAACACAAATGTTGGTGTTAAAGAATGGAACGGCGCTTCCATTACATCAACAAATGGACAAAGCTTCAGTTCAGTAGTACCAACAATTATTGTTGAAACTAGCAAAGTAGTAGACTATGCAGGCGGCGACTATACACCAAAAACATCAGTAGGTGCAGTAGGTGATTATGCATTAGTTGCAGTTACAACTGTAAACAGACTATGGTACAAAAACAATGCTGGTGCATGGGTAACAGTTGGTGGTGATGCATGGAGAGCAGCATGGGCATCTATTAGAGGCACAGTAAATACTCCAACAGTACCAAGTGGTGTAGATTTAAGTATCGACGGCGAAGCAGTAACAACTACAGGTACAACAGTAACACAATTAGCAAGTGATATTAATTCAAATTCAAACCTAGCAACAGCAGGTGTTACAGCAGCAGCAGTTGACGGTGCATTAGAAATTTATACTAATAACAATTCAGTAGATATTGATGCATCACCGGCTTCAGATGCTGGACTATTAACAGCAGTTGGCTTAACAGCTGGAACATATTATGCTCCATTTGTTACTGAAGCACCACATACATCGGTTCCAGAATATAAATCAACAGATTCAAATCCAAGACCGACAGGTTCTATTTGGATGCAAACAACTGCTCCTAATTCAGGTGCAACGTTTACTGTTAAACAGTGGAATGATGATACTAAACTTTGGTCAACTATTCCAGCACCATTGTATGACACAGCAGCAGGTGCTCTTGCAGCACTAGACAAAACAGGCGGTGGCAAGAATCTTGCAATAGGCGATCTATATGTAAATGTAGACGTTGCAGACACAACACCAATTGATGCAACTTACAAAATTTTCCGTAGAGCTGCTACAGGCGCAACGAAAATACAAAGTGCAAAAATTGCAGCACAACTATCTGGCGCAAGTGTTAGCTTTACAATGGCTGAATCCATTATAGGCTCAGCAACTTTAAGTAGCGCAAAAACAATATCATTTACTGGAAGTGGCGCAAGTGCTGATGCAGACGATATGGCTGGCGCTATTAACAGTGCAGGATTTGTAAACATAACAGCAAGTGTTGATGCACAAAATAGAGTTGTAATTTCACATGCTGGTGGCGGCGAAATGAAACTTGTAGATACAAGTGGTGATCTTGCAGTAGCAGGATTTGCACCATATGACGTAAACAATGCAAGTACAACAACAATTAACCTAGACTATGCACCAGGAACTGACGATACTACAAATCCAGAGCAGTATGTTGCTAGTAACTGGCGTACATTATCTTATACAGCAGACGACGATGCACCAACAGCATTAGCTGCACAAGGTGAGTTATGGTATAGTTCAGTAGTTGATGAAGTTGATATTTTGTACCACAATGGTACTACTTGGGTAGGATATGCAGACTCAACAGCATTTCCAACAGCTAACTCAACAGGGCCATTAGTTACAGCTAGTGAACCAAAAACACAATCAGATGGTTCTGCACTAGTTGCAGGTGATCTTTGGATTGACACAGCAGACATTGAAAACTTTCCAACAATGTATCGTTGGACAGCAGCAAGTGAATGGCAGTTAATTGACAAAGCAGACCAAACAACTGAAAATGGTGTGTTATTTGCAGATGCTCGTTGGGCAGATGCAGGCGCTGATTCGGACGCAGCTTCAATTGAAGAGCTAATGGCATCTAACTACTTAGATCCAGATGCACCGGATCCAGCACTATATCCAAAAGGTATGTTGTTATGGAACCTACGTAGAAGCGGATTTAACGTTAAGCGTTTTGAGCGTAACTATGTTGATGTTTCATTAACTAACGATCGTGCAGCAGACGAGTCAATGGCTACTTATTATCCACACCGTTGGGTAACAGACTCTGGTAACCAACCAGATGGTTCAGGAACATTTGGACGTCACGCACAGCGTAAGTCAGTAACACAATCTTTACAAGCAGAACTAAACAGTAACACTGAAATCCGTGACGAAGAGTCACGTCAGTTTAACTTAATTGCTACACCAGGATATCCAGAACTAATTGGTGAAATGATTTCACTAAATTATGACAGACGTTTAACAGCGTTTGTTGTTGGCGATACTCCGTTTAGATTAACACCAGATGCAACTTCATTAAATGAATGGGCAACAAACGTTAATCTAGCAGTTGAAGATAACGATCGTGGATTAGTAAGCAGAGATGAATATCTAGGCATTTACTACCCAGCAGGATTTACAAGTGATAACGAAGGTAATAACGTTGTTGTTCCTCCAAGTTACATGGCATTACGTACACTGATACTAAATGACCAAGTTGCTTATCCTTGGTTTGCTCCAGCAGGTACAAGACGCGGTGGAGTTACTAATGCTTCAGCAACAGGATATGTTACTAGCGAAGGTGAATTCAAGAGTGTTGCACTTAATACAGGACAGCGTGATACACTATACACAAATGCAATTAACCCAATTACGTTTATTAGCGGAAGCGGACTAGTAGTATTTGGTCAAAAGACTCGTGCAAGAAATGCAAGTGCTTTAGACAGAATCAACGTTGCACGTCTAACTGTTTACATGCGTGGACAGCTAGAGTTACTTGCAAGACCATACTTGTTTGAACCAAACGATAAGATAACAAGAGATCAAGTTAAGGCAGCAGCAGATGCGTTCTTACTAGAACTAGTCAGCTTAAGAGCTATTTACGATTATGTTGCAGTGTGTGATGAATCAAACAACACACCAGCAAGAATTGATCGTAATGAACTGCACTTAGACATTGCAATTGAGCCAGTGAAAGCAATTGAATTTATATACATTCCATTGCGTATAAAAAATACAGGTGAAATAGCAGCACTTGGTTAAAACTACGTATATAACTGGCGCTTGAGATATAGCGTCAGTTATATGATAAATACTTGTGAACAGGAGAGGATAGAATGCCAATCACATCATTAAATAATATTTCGGTACCAACTGAAGGCGCTGGTAGTAACCAGAGTTTGTTGATGCCAAAACTACAGTATCGTTTCAGAGTCATCTTAGAAGGCTTTGGTGCAGGTGCTGACTTAAGAGAAATGACACGTCAAGTTGTAGATGTTACAAGACCAAACGTAAGTTTTGAACAAATTACAATTGATGCATATAACTCAAGAAGCTACCTAGCTGGTAAGCACACTTGGGAGCCAATTACACTTACACTACGTGAAGATGTAAACAACAACATTCAACGTGTTGTTGGACAACAGCTACAGAAACAATTCGATTTCTACGAGCAAGCATCAGCTGCTTCGGGCGGAACATATAAGTTCAAAACTAAAATCGAAATTCTAGACGGTGGTAATGGTAACTTAGAAGCCAACGTATTAGATAGATACGAAATGGTTGGTTGTTATCTTGAAAGTGCTAACTACAACACATTAGCATATTCAACTAATGATCCAGTTACAATTTCATTAAACATTCGTTACGATAATGCAATACAAACTGAGGCAGGCGGCGCAATAGGCGGCGGAGTAGGTCAATCAGTAGGTAGAGCAGCAGGCGGTACAGATGGTCCGCAAGTTCTAGTTACAGGCCAAAGCTAATAACTTAACTGCATTCATCCTTTATAGAGGGGTTACTTTTTAAGTAGCCCCTTTTCTTATTTGTACGCACTTTATAATTTGGATAAATATTAGTATGGCACAGTTAGTAGACAAAATAAATCTAAGAGACGCAAGGCATGCTCACCAAATATATACTCAAGGCGGATTTGACTTTGCGCCTAAAGTTAAGTTTCTTTATCATGTAGTGTTTAACCTAAACAACGCGGCCATTAGTAATAATCCAAATACTTCATTCTTTCAAAAACAACTTAGTACATTGGTTAAGACTGCTGATTTACCAAGTTATTCGACGCAGATAGAAACAAAAAAACAATATAATAGAATTAAGAATATGCAAACTAGGATTGATTATGATCCAGTAAGTATTACATTACACGATGATAATGTAGGCATAACTACTAAAATGTTAGAAGAATACTATAGATATTATTATCAAGATGGTAATAAATTTAGTAGTTCTAATACTGTAACTGGCTTTGGAGTTAGAGACAAATACGCAAACGAAGTTCCTAGATACGGATTAGACGGAGCACCTGACGACCCTTTCTTTAAAGATATAGTAATATATCAATTATCAAGGAAAGAATGGACAAGCTATACATTAATAAATCCATTAATTGAAAAATTTCAACACGATTCGGTTGACGCAAGTGACGGTGTTGGTATATTACAAAATGCACTAACAGTAGTATATGAAGGTGTAATTTATAATAGAGGTAGTGTAGGAGACGGTGACAGCAGTTTTGCAGATGCTGATACAGGATATGATTTAGAACCTAGTTATCTTAATGGGTCAGTGTCGTCGCAGCGTACTTCAATAAAAGACCGTCCTACTAGAATACCTAGTGATAGTGGACCTCTAGTAAGATTTAGAAATGATTCAGTTCCAGGCGGCGGTACTATTATACGTGATGTTATAAAAGATCCTGGTGGTTTTTCAAACTTTACCTTTCCATCACCACCGTCAACTGCACCTATATCGACATTATCACAATCAGATGATAGATTACTTGACGGCGCAGCAATAGGTAATCAATTACGCAGTAATCCAAGCCTAGCTAGAACTTTTACTAACCAATCCGTTTCTACAGGCCAAGTTGACAACTATGCTGTAAGTACATTAAACGCATTTAATCAATTACCAAACACACAACGTTCTGCTATTACTGATGAGTTAATTAATAAAGTGTCCAGCGGAGATAAGAAGTTGCAACAAATTGGTAGTAGTATATTAAAAGGATTATTCTAATGCCAAATTCAGGAGTAAGCACTAGTACACAAACTACAGATAGTGCAAACAAAACAAAAAAGTTTTTTGATAGCTACTTTAAGAAAGACATATATTATAGTGCAGAAGAAGTTGATGCAGCAGTTGGTTATTTCTTATCAAGAGGCTTTGATAAACTAGCAGCAACGAATACAGCAGTAGTATTATTACAACAAGCACAACAAGAAGATGTTCCAGTATTCAAAATTATTGATACATTACGTGGACTAGATGACGTACAACTAAGTAATGTTGTATCACAAATCCTTAATATAAACAGAGAAAAAACAAGTACATTAGGCTTCAAAATAAATAATGTTATAACCAAGTTAGAACAGAGAAATATAGTTGTCTAATGGGAAGATTTGCTCAAGGGAAATTTAATCTAAATAACCCTGACAAGTATATGGGTAACAAAACACCAACATATAGATCTGGTTGGGAATTTACCTTTATGAAATTTTGCGACGAACATCCTGCTGTAGCAAAATGGGCTAGTGAAGCAATACGTATTCCTTATAGAAATCCGCTTACAGGAAAACATACAATATATGTTCCAGATTTCTTTATAGTCTATGCTGATGCTAAAGGAAAACAACACGTAGAACTAATTGAAGTTAAACCGTCAAATCAAGCACGCCGAGATAAATTAGGCAACTCGCAACATAATAAAGCACATTATATTATAAATCAAGCAAAATGGGAAGCTGCAAGGGCTTATTGTAAACAAAATAACATATTATTTCGAATAGTAACCGAAGAAGATATTTTCCATACAGGTAGACGTAGGTAGATATGATAAATAATAGTAGCATATAATGGAAAAGTCCTATGACAAAAAAACTAGAAGATTTACTTAATCTGCCTGACGCAAAAGAAATAGTAGAAAATGCAGAGCAACAAGAAGACCAACAAAAGTCTTATGAAGTTGAGCAACAGCAAAAAGCATTTAGAGACATGGCTGAGTTTGACAAAATATCAGCAGCATTGCCGGCAGTAAAAGGATTAGGTGAACTAGCTGATAAAGAGCTTAATGACGTAGCAAATAAAGCTATGCAAGCATATGAAGACTTAATGGACTTAGGTATGAATGTTGAAAATCGTTATAGCGGGCGTGTATTTGAAGTAGCAGGCGGTATGTTGAAAACAGGACTTGATGCTAAAGTTGCTAAGTTAGACAAAAAACTAAAGATGATCGACTTACAACTTAAAAAAGAGAAGTTAGACAAAGATAGCGGACCAAGCGAAGACGGTATGATTAACGGCGAAGGCTATGTAGTCACTGATAGAAATAGTCTACTTCAACGTCTAAAAGGTATGGATAAAGATAAATAATACATATAGGATAGTATTACATGAGCACATTTTTAGAAAAATTAAACGAAGCAAAAAAAACTTACGAATTTAAAGTAGGAGTTGCAGGCGAACTGCCTGAAAACTTTACTGATGCACTTGAAACAGCAATGCAAAAATTTAGTGTAGTTAAAATGAGTAGCGGCAAAAAAACACCAATTCAAGAACGTCCACTAGATTTTCCACAATTACAAAATACCGAAGTTACGTACTTTGAAGTAGAAGTTAACTATCCAACTACTAGTCAAGTACTACAAGAGTATGTAGGTACATGTTGCAACATTGATCAAGCACACGTAATTGTACGCAATGCTAACGATCCTAGAGAAGAATATCAAGAACTAAAAGATAGTGCTCCATACGAAGCTAAACTAACTACTGAAGAACTGGGCGGCGAAAGCGCACAAGAGAATGTAGGCGATAACAGAGTTATGAGCTTGTTGAAAGAGTTAGAAACAGCACGTAAAGAAAGAGAACATGATCCAGCAGAATCTGCACCACAAGGTGAGTCGGCTGATATTGACATGAAAGAAAACACTAAAGCAGTTGTAGGAGGCTGATATTATGAGTATGAAAAAACTAATTGAATCAATGGATGCAATTGAAGGTCCAGCAGGTATGCCTCCAATGGGTGCTCCGGAAATGGATAAAGGCAATCCAGTAACAATGAATGTATCAATGAATGCAAGCGGCAAAGAGCATGTAGAAGATTTAATTGATATGATGAAAAACGCAGGAATGGATGCAAAAGAAGTATCACCTGATCATATGCCAATGCGTATGGACATGGAAAGACTACGTGATCTTGTAGACGAGCCAGGTGGCCAAGACGAAGCAATTGAAGAAGGCGGTACAAAAGCTGTTATTGATATGATTGCTAATGCAGAAAATCCAACACGAATGGTAATGGATTTAATTGCTAAAGGTGGACCAGAAGGAAAGTTCTTATACGGCGAACTAGAACAGTTAGCAGTTGAAAGAGGTCAAACATTCAACGACGGTGAAACTGATCCTGAAGAACTGGTGCCTGAACTACTAGCTAATATGGGCATTGAAGAAGGTTATGATAACGAACCAGATGCACGTTATGGCGATACACATGATGCTATTCCAGATGGCAATGACTTAAACCGCAAGAAGAAAGCATACGCTGCTACACAAGATGGCGACAACGCAATGGCTGTTGAAGCAATCAAAGCAACACTAATGGCAGCACTTGCTGAAAAGAAGATGCCTATGGGCGCAGGACCAGATGGCAAAAAAGGTACTGATGACGATAAGCCTGCTTTCTTAAATCAAAAAACTAGTGACAAGAAAAGCAAAGGTGGAAGTAAGCCTAAAAAAGGCGTAGTACCTCCACAGTTTAAAAAGAAATAAGAACGTTCTACCGACTGAGCGGGGCGGACCCAAATAGCACCTACGGGTGCTATTTTTTTGGATAAGTAATTGTATGTCGAAATCATTAGATGGCGTTCTTATTAAGAAGGCTAACAAGCAAGAAACATTTAACGAAGAGCAAATTGCAGACCTAATGGCCTGTATGGATCCGGATACAGGATACTTATACTTTGCTCGTAAGTTTGCATTCATACAACATCCTGTACAAGGCAAGTTGTTGTTTGATCCGTATGAATATCAGTTACGTCTAATGCACTCGTATCACAGCTATCGCTTTAATATTAATATGATGCCTAGACAAACAGGCAAAACCACATGTGCTAGTATATACCTAGCATGGTATGCAATGTTTGTTCCGGACCAAACTGTACTCGTTGCAGCACACAAATATACTGGTGCGCAAGAAATTATGGCACGTATACGTTTTGTATACGAAACATGTCCAGATCATATTAGAGCAGGAGTTACAAGTTACAATAAAGGTTCAATTGAGTTTGAAAATGGTTCACGTATAGTAGCACAAACAACTACTGGAAATACTGGACGTGGTATGAGTATTTCATTACTATACTGTGACGAGTTTGCGTTTGTGCAACCTAACATCGCAGAAGAGTTTTGGACTTCGATATCACCTACACTAGCAACAGGCGGTCGTGCTATTATTACTAGTACACCTAACAGTGACGAAGACACATTTGCTACTATTTGGAAACAAGCAGAAGAGAAGTTTGACGCACACGGCAATGAAACTGAACTAGGGTCAAATGGCTTTCATAGTTTTGTTGCTGAATGGAACGAACATCCTGATAGAGACGAAGAATGGAAAGCCGCAGAAATTGGACGTATCGGCGAAGAAAAGTTTAGACGTGAATACGGGT